ACTCCCTTTCTTTTATTTGGAAATAAAGCAGGTGTTGTGTTTTCCACCCAAGGTTCTGGTTTAGGAACTATGTAAGGAAACTCTTCAATAGAAAAGTTGTAAGCGCTTCTTAATGATAAGTCTCCAGCAGTTAAAGCAAAATACACCGAGTCTGAGTCCACAGACGTAATAGTTTTTGTTAATACTGTGCTGTTAAAAATAGGATAAGGACAATTAAAAATAAAAATTTCTTGGCCAACGCCATAGCCGTGTGAGCCTATTTTTAATCTAGCGATGTTGCTTGTAATGGAGAGTTGCGTTATTTCTTTTTTCGCTATTTGAGAAAGAAGAGCAGAAGAGTTTGGAGAGGTCCAGTGACCAACACCCTCTTCAAAAGACGAGTCGTTGTAGTCAAGCATGATGTTATGACTGACGGTTATGCCCTCTGTAGAAGGGTTAGGGGTAGTGGCGTCTGGCTGAGGAACTCCCCAACCTGTAAACCCTTTTATATAACTCTTTAAACCGTCGCGGCTACCTTTGGTTTTTTCAATCAAAAGTACATCTCTAAGAAGTACGCGTGAGCGTTCAAAACCAATTTCAGGTTCATAAGCGATACCAAACTGACTAAGTAGTGGTGGAATAAGAACCCCCACAGTTTTTTCAGTGTCGTATTTTTCTTTAGAAAGTTGAGCTAAAGACTTTATATAATCAAACTTAAATCCAAATACAGATAAGAAGTCTTTTAGGTCTTTGTTGTCTGTGCCTGAGCCAGCGGAATAAGGAGACACTAGCTTCATTACGTCTGGTACGTAGTCGTATAAACGTGTCCTTGTTCCGTAGTTATAAACAGATAGTCCTGTTGTACGTCCAGCTAAAACCCAAGACAGCTGAGTGGTTTCAAATACAAAAAGAGAATAATAAAACACTTTAGGTTCCGTAGGTTTATTAATATCTATGTAAAACTGAGGGTCGTTACCTCTAGTGGTATCAAAAATAGTTTGACCATCGTTTACGTTAATTGGGTAGCCGTATTTATTTTTAACAATTTTAAGTTTTGCCCAGGCTCCAGTAGGGGTAATCCAAGTTAGGTTAAGTTCTCCGTACCCCACAGATTGAGCATTGAAATCTTCTGCAACAAAACTTATTGGAGAGTCGGGACCGTAATAGCTTAAAGGAAAATCTTTAGAGCTATAGTAATCAAGACCATAACGTGCCATTAGATAACAATACCTCCAGAAGCAGCGACTGTTAAGGCCGATAGTTGAGGTAACTCACTCTTACCGCATTCAATATCGTTAACTTCGTATACAGTAATTGAACCAACAGCGGCGGTAGTTGACAGCGTACCCCCTGTAATAAGCTCAAAGGTAACCGTGTTATTAGTTTTACCAGTTATTCTATATACGCCATTAAAGGTGCTGTCCACACCAGAAACGCTGATAATTTGACCAACCGTAATGTTGTGGTTTACAGAAGTTGTTAGAGTTCCTGTGGTGCTTGTATACGCCTTGTTGCTAACAGTAAATGTTTGGTCATTAGCTGTTCTTACTAGTTTTTGTAAGTTAGCGCGGCTAACGCCTTCAACTGAGTCCATAGTTTTTAATACATCTGTGTAACCGATGTAATCATTAAACACTACGTTGTCAAACTCAAACAGTTCTTTTACAGCGGATTCAACAGCTGCCTTTACTTGGTCTTGTCTGTAGGTAGGAAGAACAATAATGCTTCCCAAAACAGTTACTGGAACATATGAAGGAGGCTGCAAAGTTACGGTTGTTCCAGCAGGGATTTTATCAACTAGGTATTCTTCAATTTCAGTTTTTAAATTATTAAAAACAAGTGATGAGGTAACCCCGTCGCTTTGTAACCCGCTATCTCCGTAAGGAGCAAAGTACACGTTTACGTTGCTATATACATCTGCCACAGATATTGCTTTAGCTACACCAGCAACTTGAATAACAAGAGAGGCGTAGTCCGAAAGAGACACAGCGCGGTTCAAAGCTCTAATAGATTTAGGAGCGTTTACTCTAATAGAGTCTGTGGCTTCCTCATCAGCTCCGCCAGCCGCTGCTCCAGATACAAGACCTACGTCTTGGTTGTTTACTGTTAGTCCAGCAACAGCATTTGTTTTAATAAATTTAATTGTATTAGCAGGAATGTTTCCTAGAAGCCCTCCACCCACTCTATAGGTAGCGGTCATCTGAACTCCGTTTAGTGGGACGCGTCCGCTGATGCTATCTCCAAATTTAATAAACGTAGTTTTTTCAGAGTTAGTGTAGGTTGAGAACACGGGGTCATATCCGCTGTAGTCAACAAGGTATGGAACTTCAGTGTATATAACTCCGTTTACATTTATGTTTATACTTCCATTAACAACTGGGGTTTCAGATAGCTCAAACTCTTGATTTGCAGTGCCATCAGACGTTCCAATGACTTCATCGTATACAGTCTCACCCTGTGTTGCTATAACTGTGGCAGAACCATTGTTTCCGCCAGCTTTAGCTGGAACAGTTACTGCAGAGTCTGTCTCAAATATTACTTGAGTAACAACTCCATTATTTGTTACGTTAGCTGCAACTTTAGTTTTTGCAGGCACAGTAATAATACTTGCTGTGGAATTTTGGAACGTAAGAAGAACAGTAGACGGTGTTGTTTTAGTTGGGGTGTAACCCAAAAGCTTAGCAATTTGCAGGACGCTTTCACGTTGGCTGGCAGTATCAATAAATGACTCGTTTGCAGTTCGGTCAATGTAGAACTGTAAACCATCAGCAACATAAGCAAAAAGTTCTAAGATGGCCATGCCAAAGTCAGATGGGTCTCTGTTAGTCCACTGTGGGGCGTAGAAGGGAATTAAATCAATTAGGTCTTCCCTTAAAGCTGCATAGTCCCTAGAGGTATAGTCAACCTGCGGGATATAGTTTTCTTCTGCCATTATCTAACCTCCAGTACCTGTTCCGCGGCTCTGCTTAGGATAGCAGTATTGATAGTTACACTCTCCGATATACTCCCGCCGCCGTAAGTATAAAAGATTTCAAAGGTATCAATTTGGTTGCCCTCATACCTATATTTAATATTTGTAAGTTTAAGTGGGGATAGCCAAACAGAAAAAGCTTTGCTTACAGCCTCATTAACAACGGCCGCAGCAGCATCCGCATTTTCAAAAACGGCACCCTTTGCACCGCTTCCATAGTTAGGTCGCATAACCCTTTCCCCAAAGTAGGTCATGACCGCAATTGTTACTCGGTCCTGCCAAATTTTCTTTGGGTCTGTAGAAACAGTCAAAGAGCCGTTAGAGTTAAATGAGAACGGCAAAGATATTGCTGCTGGTGTTTCCATTAAAGTTCAACTCCCATCCATACTGGAAAATTAGGGTCCCCACCTATAAACATAACCCATACCTTTTGCCCAATTTTTGGGACAAGTCTATGTGGCGTGTGGTGAGGTTGGTCTGTAGTTATCTCCTGGTCGTCGTTGTGTTTGTTATCTTCATCAGGGTCGGTTTCGTGCGGATGGTCTAGGTAGTAGGTTGTATCTGGAGTCTTACCTGTGTGGTTATTAGTATGAGCTAGGTTAATAGTTATGGAGTGGCTATGTGAACCGCCCCCAGTAACCCCAGGCACACCGTTTGAGGTAGTGCCAATAGTCTCTGAGTGGTTGGCATGGGCCTGTAACAAGGCTGCAACCTCAGACGCTAAATGTTTTTTATGGTCTGGGTGATTGCTGTTAGATGTAACAGGCAGGCAGGGCCTAGCCCACTCAGTAATATCATCTCCAAGAACCTGTGGGACTTGCAGCTTAATCCTGTTTTCTTTGTCTGGGTCATCTACGTCTGAACATATTCCTTCGTAGATTCCAAAAAACTTTTCGTTATAGTTTTTCATCTGGTCCTCGCTGCGGCTCTCTGCACTCTAGCTGTTACCGCTGGTGAACGCCTTTTTTCTGTAGTAGGCGCTTTTGATTTAGAAAGGTTTTTAGAACCAGTCTTCCAAACAGCTGTGCTATTTTTAGCAGTAACTATCTTAGGCCTATTTTTAATTTTTCCAAAACTGCCTTTTGTTTGAGGTCCGACCTTTATACCAGTTCTAACTAATTTTGTTTTTGGTCGTTTTTTAGTTTGGCGTTTGCCTGGAACAACAACTCTTTTTGGAGCTGCCTCAGGAGCGTCTATAGTCTGTCCGTCTTCCCAACGAACTGCTCCCCCAAGGGAATCTGTACCAACCGTAAGGGTTGTTGTATAGGTGTATACCTTTGTTTGAGTCTCTTCGTAATGGTGTTCGGTTCCTAGTACTGTCCAAAAACCAGAATAATCTTTTCCAAGGTTGCCTAAAAATACAGGCATGCCTGGTCTTAATCTAGTCTGTCCAATTACTTTTACAGTTGCTCTATACGGAAATGCGTTTCTAAGTTCAGCTGCTTCAGCCTCATACTCCATTATTTCAAGGCTTGGAGCAACAGCGTCCGTGTTGTACCTATCAAAGAACTCATCTTGAGAGCTTCGTCTAGTAACTTTACGTCTTTTTTGTTTAGCAGACTTCACTGCTGATTTTGTAGTTTTGTCTACGCCAGCAACAGCAACTGCTGCTTTGACATCTCCGTCATAATTTATAGAGTCACCAACAACGGGATTAAAACTATATATACCGCCAAACCCATGACCAACTGGTCTTTGAAAAAATCTAGGTGCTTGAGCTCTATATGTTTTATAGTCTTCTAATAAAGGCTGAAAGTATACTTCTGTGTTTTCAGTGCGCAACCCCCACCCAACTTGTTTTGCAAGTTTTACTAACATCTGCCAGTCAGTAAGTCCAGGGTGAGCTATCTGTGGAAACAGTCTTGGATGAGGGTCAGCAATTGCTACAAGTCCATGCTTGTTTGCTATCTCTTCTACAACCATGTTTGCAGTTACGTTTTTGTATGACAGTTGGCTAGACTGTTTTAAAGGAAAAGACCCGCCAACACAGTGAACTGTAGCAAAGTCTCTTCCAGGAGTTTTATCTGCTTCTACGTGGTGAACGTACCCATAAAACTCTCTACTATCTTTTGCAGAACGCATTTGTATTTCAACAGGAGTACCTGGTTTAACATTGTCAAAAGAGTATGCCCAATCTTTAAATGTCATAGAAAGAACTTCATGTTCATAAAACTTTTGTTGCAGGGTTAATGAGTATACGTAAGTAGGGTCAATAGATGCGTTAGGAAATGTAACAGATACGTAATTAGACACTAGGTATCCTTAATATAGTTCCATTAGGTATGTTGTCGTGGTCATTGATTTGCGGATTGTATTCAGCAATAACCCACCACAGCTCAGGTCTGCTGTAATATCTGTAAGCTAGCTGGTCAAGACGTTCACCAGACAAATACATATGATTTTGAAAAGAGGTAAGCCCAAGGTCATCAAACTCATAAAAAACTGTTGGGTTTTCAGATTCTCCAGGCACAACAGAGAAAAAATCTATAGTTGAGTATTCGTAACGAGAGCCTGCATATATAGACATGTTTACTCCTATACCATTGCTGAACCAGCAAAACAGTCAAAGGCAATTGATACGGTACTTCTAATCGGCACCATGCCCTCCGTAAATGCGGTGTGGTTAATAGATAAAGAACTAATCCAACCTACGTATGAAAGAGCACTTTGATTTGTTGGGTCTACTGGGTCCCCTCCAAATTCAAAAGCTAGGAGTGTAGGTTGAAGGTAGCCAATATCAGCTGTAGATTTTCCTAAAAGGTTTTTCCACCCACCAGGTTGATTTTGAACACTTACACCATCTCCGTTTATAGCTTTTAATAGGTACTCAATATCGTGCATAGTTCCTATGCGTGAGAGCTCTTCAATCTGCGACTCTATACTCGGCTCATTATTAGCTAACGGGTGCTTACCGCTATTGTAATAAGATGTAAACTCTTTCCAAGCAATGTTGTTTAAGGTACTCAAAGGAGTGCCAGTGTCAGCAATAGATTTACTTCTTATACAGGCCATGTCATTTGTTCTATCTAAGATTACTGTAAAAGAAATACTTTCCTGTCCAGGAAATGCTCCAGACACAGATGTATAGACGTCTGCAGCCGTTGGGGTAACGTCCATGTTTCTATTTACACTAAGAGCAATTGTTTCTGGGTTCCATAAAAACTGAAACCCATAGTTGTACATAGTTTTAGAAAGGGTTATAGCACTTTGAGAGCCCTTGTATTGTCCGTCTTCAAGTCTTTTTGCCGCTTTGTCTCTAGAGCTTTCTACCTCACCTGTATCATAGTTATAGGTAGACATGATTCCCGCGTTATCAAAAAACCAAAGTCTTCCTCTTCTAAGTCCGTGCTTTATTAATCCGTTGTCTGAACCAGCGGTAACGCCAGGCACAACTACCTGAGGTCTTACTGGAAGACTCCAGCTATGTGGCGGCAAGTTAAATTTAAAGTTGTTTGGTGTAGGTGTTGGTGGGGTAGGAGGAGTTCCAGAGGCGCTGTCTTTTCCTTTACCGCCCTTTTTACTTCCTTGACCAAGAGGTCTATTTCCTAACCCAGCTTTTTTATTCTTATTTTTATTAGTTAAATACCAAGCAGCACTACCAGCAAGAGCAGAGAGCCCAGTTCCCACAGGACCAGCTGTTGGTCCAGCAGCTCTAGTAAAACCTAAAACTCTAGTTACAAGTGATGGTGCGGCTACAGCTGTTGCTGCCTTACCTGTCTTTGCTGCCTTAGCGCTAACGCTTACAGTTTTAACTGACGGATTCTTAACTGTTTTATTAACAACAGTTTTTACTGTGCCACCAGCTTTTGATTTAGTAGCAACGTTTACTGCAATCTTTGCAGAACTTACTGCTCTAGAACGTGCAATAACAGCAGTGCCTACACGAATAGCACCAAGAGCTAAAGGAACGGCTAATGGAAGTGGCATGTTATGACCCCGCTACCTGTTTGAATAAGTCTTTATCTGAAAGAATCTTTTTAAGAGCTTCAGCTAATCCCAATGGGCTAGAAGAAGAACCATCTACCTTAATGGTAACTCCGCCCATGTTGTAGTTGTTAGATGTTTGAGCGCCTTGTTGCGCAGCCTGTTGCTGCATCTTCTTTGAGCTATCCCAAAAACCTTTTGTAAACTCATCAAAGAATCCGCCCCATCTGTCTGTGCCAGAAATCAAACCACCATCTTTTGGAGACATGCCAGAGAAGCCAGCCCAATCAGATGCCGATTGATTTTTACCAAACTTATATGGGTTCTCGCCCGTCTTGCCCGTAACCCACGCAGAGTTATTAATTGCAGCAAGAATTTCTTCTTTACTAGCTCCAGATTGAAGAGCCTTTACAATATCGGCGTAGCCTCTAGCTCCAGCTCTTGCACCAGTAAGCGTTTCAATAGTTGCGTGTAGTCCATCATCCCAGCTGTCATAGACCTTAACTCCAACATGGTTCATAGACTTATTAGAGTATTTGTTATGTGTGGTGTTTAATGGATTATATTTTGCAGAGTTTTGGAAATGTCCACCCTCAAAGTTTTGCCATATCTTTAATGCATCAATAGCATCCTTTGTTAAAGGAGCGTTCAAATGCATAAGCATTGCTTTAGCAAAGTCTTCATTAGAAGACTTATCGTTTAGTTCAATTTGGCCTTTCTTTGAACCATGTACAACTCCACCAGTGTGTCGGAACGGGTAATTCTTTAAATCATCATTAGATATGATTACGCCATCTTCTGCAGGAACAAAGAGTTCGGGTCCGCGCTCTCCCACAATATAGGGACGCTTTTCATCAACAGGTCCACCGTCAGCTTTAAATATGCCTGATATAGCTGAGGCTATTGGATTAGGAATTAGTGATGCAAAGAATCCAGCAATACCACCTCTGCCGCCGCCGCCAAGGGTTTCAAAGAAACCTTTGGTAGAACCAAGTGTAGAAATAAATCCAGTAAACTTTTCAACCTCTGTAAAGAAGCCACTGATGTAAGAAAGAATTTGGTCTGCTCTTCCCTTTGAATCCGCCATCATAGGTGCGGTTCTTGATATGAACTCAGCAGCCTGGGCTGTTCTTTGGCTCTGCATACTTGCAGCAAAAGTTGTAAAGTTTAATTGTTCCATTTTCTTTTTAGCTCTTGGGTCGCTCATACTCATGCCACCACTTTGAGCTTTAAACAAAAGACCGTCTTCAACCTGGGCTCTTAAGTATGGGTCATTGCCAAACAGGTTATCTAACATAGTTGCAAGAGCGTTACCAGGTTGCAAAGATATTTGCACGTCTCTTAGCGTGCTTCCACTTCCACCATTTTTACGTTTTTCTCTTTCAAGCTTCATCCACAGTTCGTCAATAATTTGTGGAAGAGGTTTCATATTGCCTTGGTCATCGCGAATACGGATACCAACAGCTCTTAACATATTTACAGAGCGTCCTCTTTGAACGGCTCCTTGCGCTTGCATAGCGCCTTCAACACCAATACCTGGAGTTAAGTTTGACATTTGAGAGGCACCCATAGCAAGGTTTGCTGCGTTAGCTGCAGAGCCTCCATACAAACCGCTTTGTCGCATAACTTGCAAAGAACGTGCGGCATCAAATTCATCTTTTACAGTTCCGCCTTTTGCCATGCGGTTTAATAAATCTCTTGTGTCGTTGTAAGAACTTGCTCTGCGAGAATCATCGCCACCAACAAATTGACCTACACCGTTGTATCCGCCACCAGCTCTTCCATATGAAGGACCAAAAACCAAACTGCCGCGTGCGGTATAAAGCTGCATCCTAAACGCTTCATCAGTCGTAGGCATGGCAAGACCACCAGCGGTAACTGCAGCTGCTGCAATTGTTCCAGCAGTGTTACCACTAGGTTGTTGAAATACTGAATTGCTTCTTGGCCCCTGACCACCAGCCGCAGGCGCTGTGCCGCCTCCACCGCCACCTCCGCCACCAGATGGTGGGGTAGGTCCGCCAGGAGTTGTAGTGTTACCAGGGTTTGAAAAAGTTGGCTGAGCCATTACGGTATTAGAACTACCGCCGCCACCTATACCAGAAAAAGCATTACGAGCCCTGCTGCCAAAACGATTAAGCATTGCTTCAGCTGAAGCAAGGGATGGCAAAACTCTGCTCTGAAGCGTGCTTGCCATTTGTAGCAAGTTTGTATGTGCGCCTCGAGCAGCTGACTCAAACCTTTGCATGTTTGAGGCGGCGGCACCACTATGTGATGAACCACCGAGGTTCAGGCTCTGTTTAGAATCCATTTACTATCGTGTCCTTTTTGACCGCTCTAACCAGTTCATGCGCTCTCTAGGTGAGAGCCCACGAATTTCTGTAAGTGTCCAACCAACGAAAGTCCTAGTTAAGATTTCGTATTGGTCTAGAAGACTTTCGTAATCTGCTTCGCTAAAGGCGAAACAAATCAAGCAAGCTTAACGGCAGAAGAATATCTTCGCCGCATGCCTGACAAGCCTTCTTCACCTCCCCTAGGCGTGGGCCTGGGTTACGTTTGATAATTTCATCAACGATTTTGGTTCTGTCTGCCATACCTAGTGATAGGGCAGTAGAAGCTCCAGAAGATGGTGAGCCGTTTAGTGAAACAATGCATCCAGATAGTAATAGCGTATTAATTTCTGCGGTTGTCTTATCAATGTTTTCCATCAACTTACGTTGTGTAATTCCATTAGGTAAAGCAACAACAGCTGTGCCTTTCTTTGTTTCAATTTCAAAAGTGCCCTCTTGGACACGGTCTTCTAGAGAAACAACTGGCACATCTTTAGTTAGAAACAATACGGCTCTTTGTTCTTCACCGCAGGTGCGGCAACGGAAGCCAACTTCCATATCATCTCCAAACGTAACCCTTCTAATACCTAAAAGGATTGCGTCACGGTCTCCTGCAAGTAATGCGTTTAGGTCTTCTTTTTCTACAGACCTTGACCCAATCTTTGCTAGACCTCTTTGCAATAGCACATCTAGTGCCTTGCCTGAAGAACCAGCTTTAGCAACTGCTTCTTCATCAGCTCCAGTAAGTTCCCTTACTTCGACTGTCTTTACTACTTCACCGTTGGCTTCTACAAAGCCACCTGGCAAAGATACTTCTGACTCTGAAGGGGCCCGCGTCTTAATAACAGGCGCAGGCTCCTCCATCGCCTTAGCTGCAAATTTATTTACAAGTTCTGCATCGGTAATAATGTCTGGCACGATTTATACTCCTAAAGGTAGTTTTAATTACGAAATAAGTCCTGCTGGGTCTTTGCCATCGTCGTCAGTAAAGAACACTGATAGTCCTTCGTGAACAAGAGTCATTGACTCAAACAAGATTGCTCCGTCTGCTGCGTTAAGGTCTGTATAGTTTAGCGCAGTAATCCAAGCGTTATGAATCTTGAAGCCCATCTTGTATCTCTGAATGTCTGTTGGTCCAGAGTTTGGATGGTCTGCAACAAAGACCTTAATGTTTACGCGGAAGCCTTTGCCTGTAGAAACAGCAAGACCTTCACCAGCTGACGCAGCAAATAAGCCGCGCATCCATGTGATTGCTTGGTCGTTTCCGTCAAGAACTCCACGCTGTAATGTGATTGGTGTAAAGGTAGTCATGCCAGGTACCTGGTGTACTGTGGTGTTGTAACCGCCTTCACGGTATTGGATGGCCTGAGTATTAACGCTCAAACCACTGATGTTGCTAAAGCCGCCTGACCAAGTAACGAGTTTGTTATTAAACACGCCACCTTCTTTAGCTGCCTCAAACTGAGCAAAAAACCGAAACGAGCGTAACGGGTCTGTTGCCAAGGTTGAGTGGCGGTTGATTATGCTGCTAGCCATTTGTGGTTATCTCCTTTACGCCACAGTAACGGTGGTTCCACCGTCAAACTGACCGATTTTAATGATAACGAATTCAGCTGGACGCTGTAATGCAACACCGACTTCGATGTTTACATATCCATTATCAATTGAACTTTGCGGGTTGTTTTCTGCATCAACCTTGACAAAGAATGCTGCTTGAGGAGTTGCTCCTCGTAGGCCGCCCTTGCTCCAGAAGTCTGTTAGGAAAGTACTAATTCCTGCTTCAATACGACGCCATAGTGCTTCATCGTTTGGTTCAAAGATGGCAAATTCTGTAAGGTCTGTAAGAGCCTTACGTAGATAAATAAGAGTACGACGTACTGGTACGTACTTATCAACATAGCCAGGCTTCAATGTACGAGAGCCCATTACAACAAAGCCAGAACCAGGTACAAACTTAATTGCGTTAACTGGTGCGGCCGCTGAGTTTAGACTATCAAGTTCTGCGTTTGTTAAAGTTACAGCAGATACAACTCCAGCTAGACGAGCCTGTAGACCTGCTGGTGCTTTAAATACTCCACGAGAAGCATCTGTTGCTGTCATTAAACCTACTACTGCAGCGCCAGAGCCAACGGCTACGGTGCGACCTGAGCCTGAACCAACAGCGGCTGTTGGGTCAGAGATTAATAGGTTTGGATAATAAACTGCAGCTAAAGAGTTAGATGTGTATTGTGAAGCAAGAGCAAGCTGTGTAGAAACAACATCGTATACTCCGTCAATAACTACAAACACATCTTGTCTGCTGTTTGCATACCCAATTGCTGCGTTGATAACTGGAACAGTTGAGTTTCCTGGAATGTTAAGAACCAAAGACTGTTTAACAGTATCAAAACTTAACAAACCATTTGCATAGTCTGTGTTTCCGACAGCACTTCCAGCTCCTCCAGAAGCTAGAGTCTGATTAGATACAACTGCTGGGTTGCGGGTAGCACCTGTGTTGCCAGAGTTAAGGTCAGTCAACGTAATGTAGTTTGACCCTGCATTTACAACTGTTGGTGCATAACGTGCGTTTGAAGCTGTCATTGATAAATCATTATGACGCTCAACTAGGTTTGCATCAGTGTTGCCGTTGTAGTAAACAAGCAGGTCAAATAGGCCTGAGGTTACTGAGTTGACAACAGAAAGATTAATATTGTTACCCCAAGCACCAGGGTTCTTAGCCTGAGCTTGAAGAGTTGCTGATGGGGTAGCTGCACGGTCTGCAAAAGAACGGGTTGCTGTTGTTGCTCCGTTTGCTATGCGTGTTACGTAGCATTGACTTCCACCATTTGAAAAGAACATGTATACAGCTAACGGAAGGTCGTTATTTGCTGTGGTGTTCCAAGAACCAAATGTTGTTACATACTGGCTCCAAGAGGTTACAAGAGTTGGAGTCAAAACTGGTCCTCTGTCATTAGTACCAATGAAGGCACCAATAGAGTCTGAGTTTGGCCCAACTACAGGTGCAACAGGGTTGAGCGTCTCTTCGACGTAGACCCCTGGTCGTAGTACTGCCATTTGTTATATCTCCTTTAGATAGACTTTGGTGACCGTGTATTAAAGTTTTGTTAGTCCTGCAGGGATTACGGCTTGTGGTACGGACACTGGGTTAGTGTTAATGTTAACTTCCTCAACTCGCTTAGTTGCAATCTTTGCAGAAAGCGGAGTAAGTTCGCTAACAATTCTTACTGTATAGATATTGCGCAAAAGTCTGCGGTTTCCAGTTTCACTTTCAACTGCATCTCTTTTTGCAAACCCATCAAGGAACATATGTCGTCTTGATGTTTCAGTACCTAGTTCATTAGGCACTAACAAGCCGCCGTACTTTGATGGAAACTTAGTGGTTAGCTGATGAATAATGGCCCTATCATGGCGAGGGTTTCTCGCGTAGGTTGTAATTTGATACACCAAATCAAAAGCTACTGGTATCTCGTAGGAGTATGTCCTACCAGATATTGGAGCAATAGTTCCGCGGTAATCATTGTCTGTAAGCATTCCAGAGGTTTGCCTCTCGTTTGCTGGAATCATGTCAATCAAATCAATAGTGACAAATGGGAACTCTTGGGTCCTGACCTCTACGTCTGGATAACCAAACCACACCTTCACCTGACGACTAGCATTTTTTTCATCAGACACGGTCATCCCTTGTAGCAAGGTTTTTAAGGCTAGGTCTTCTGCAATGATAAATGGATTACCCATATTAAATCCTGTTCGCTTCTATTAAGGATTCATGAGTTAACTCATAAATACGGCTTGCAGTTTTATCAGCCCTATAGCCAAAAGAGCGCATAACTGGTGATGGTGGATTAGGACCATCGCCGTATTCAAGGCTCTCTATTTTTTGACGAAGATGGTCTGGGTATGTAACTGTAAATACTCCGCCGTTATTAGAGACTGCAATGGCATTTACAATTTCAGAAGGCCACCCGCGTTGAAGAGCTTGACGACGAAGTTCATCGGTCAACGAGCTAGAGACTGTTGACAGTTTAGAATTAAAATTATTTACGACGCTGCTTGGTAACACCGTTAATAATCCCTCGCGCTACTGCTCCTGCTACAAGTGCTTTCCACACGCCCACGCCCGAGCCTTTATTGGCTTCGGATAAAGCCTCGATGAATTCCACATCGGAAGCTTTACTTATCTTCTTATCTTCAGGCATGGTTCTCCTGTAGGAGTCGCAGAGTAATACGCAGGGGGTGGTGCTTTGAGCCCCGCATGGGCTCACTAACTAGGATAAAGCAAAGGGGCCCGTTTGGGCCCCTAAGCGGTTTACTTCTTTTTCTTTTTTTCGGCCTTTTCTTCAGCCTTTTCTTTCTTCTTAACCTTGCCAATAATCTTTAGGTCAATCTTTTTATCTTCGGCAATGGTCTTAGGTTTCTTCTTTTTGCCATGGGCTTTGTCCATCTTTTCAAAGTCTGCCTTATCATCCTTATCGGTGATTCCAGCCTTACGCATAAGACGAGCATCCATTTTCTCGTCTTTAGACTTTGTATATTTGCCCTTCATAAATGAGGGAGTTTTAGCCATGGTTACTTTTTCTTATCTGCCTTCTTAAGGAAAGCTGGCATCTTCTTAGCGGCTGCCTTCTTAGCTGCCTTCTTTGGAGCTGCTGCCTTCTTAGCGGACTTCTTTGAGCCCATGCATCCACAGGTTGCGCACATTACTTTTTCTTCTTTCTTGCAGCAGCCATATTGTCGACGAGGTTAGGATAAGGGCGGCCTGCTGCCTTCGCCTTAGCCTTTGCAGAAGCTTTCTGCTTCTTAGATAGTTTACTGGATTTGCCTGGGGTTGGGTCCTTTTTCTCCCAAACTGGCTTCTCTTTTTTTGCCATTATCTGCCCTGACTACGATGGGCATTCTTTGAATGCCAATTCTTTACTGCCTTGACGCCTTGTTTAACGGTCTTGGCTCCACCCTTTTGGGTTAGGTTAATCTTATCGTACTTGCCACTTTTTTTGCCTAGGTGGTCAACAATCACTTTTTTGTCTTTCTTGTAGACAACGTGAGGGGCCCCACCCGCAATAAGTTTGGCTGGTTTATCTTTTTTTGTCATTTAATTAAAACACACTTGAGTAGAGAACGGATACAGAATTTGCGGTTGTAGAAGTTGCAGCAACACCATAAAGTTTGTCGCCCGCATTTAATTTGATGCTGTACACGGAGTCCTTCTTTACTGTAAGGCCTTTGTCTGCCCCACTAGTTGCAACAGTGGCGTCACCAATATAGATGCTATTGTTGTCATCATTAACAATTTGAACAGTTGTTTCTGGGTTCTTGTGGTGAATTGTTGCAAGTAGGACGGGACTGGTTCCCACAGTAAAAGATTCATGAACAACGGCCATATAGCCTCCTAGTTAGCGTACGCTTGGAACTGCGGGTCATTGACCATTTCTTCTGGCATGACCTGTATACATTCTACAACCAAGAGGGTAAATCTTTCAGCAATAATGCCGCGCTCTTGAACGCCGTATGGTCTATAGACCTGGTTCTTCCAAACGATGCGGCCTCTGTTTTGCCTATCTGGGTTCGCTATAACCCCAGGAGCTATCCTCTCTACATCTTCAATGTTGAGAGTTAGGTGAAGCTCATCAGCGTTGTAGTAACCAACAGCGGAAGTCTTTGCTTGGCCCTGAGTAATAACTGCACGAACTACTGGAAGTTCATACGGTCCTAGCCACCTCTTACCGCCAAGATTAGCGCTGATATCTTGACCAGTATCATAGATAGGGTCAACAACTGTTGCTGTTGGATTCCAAACATACCAAAGAGCCTTTGTACCAACTGGGTACTTAAGGTCATGGTCCACACCCTTTAACAGGTCGGTGGTTTCAAAGTCAGCGTCAAAGCGACCGCCAGGAGTATGGCCTCTCATTAAGCGATGTCCTTCCTACAGAGTTCTAGGTTACTCTTTAATCGTTCATTTGTCGGGTCTAGCTCTACCGCCTTCTCAGCATATTCAACGGCCTTTTCTTTTTCACCAAGCCAATAAGAACATACGGCAGCTAAATCATATGGAAGTGAGCCCCAGGCAAATGCCTCATTTAAGTAGTCCATGTCTCGTTCTTTAATATTAAGTGCTTTCTTACATAGATGCAGACACTCAGAAAAGCTTCCTTTGTTGTAATAATAATTTGCCATCTCTACATACCCTTCCCGTTTTCCAGGAGACTCCTGTATAGATAGCTTCCACCACTTTAATTTTTCAGCCTCATCTTCAGAACACTTGGCAATGTATCTCATGGAGCTAGCTCTTTCAGCTTTCCATATGGCTTTTGGCAAACTTAGATGGCGTTCAAATTGTTTCTTAGCTTCTTCATATTGACCATGAAAGAATAATTCACGTGCGTAGTAGTACGCGTTTCGGTCATTGTGTGGGTCTTCTTCTATAGACAGTTTAAGTAATGGAAGGTATTGACCACGGGATTTGCTGTTATCTGCTTTGTGCCACAGGCCTAGTTTAGTCCAGTGCTCTTTTTCTTCCATCCTGTCTACATATAAACATTCATGAACTGGGTGAACCCAACGGTATCCATGACGTGAGTGAATCTTGTCTCCACCAAATGTTAATCCTGGAGTGCCGTCATCATTAAAATTCCAAGTGTAGTCATAGCGTATGCGGGTAGCTCCTTTAGGAATCTTCTCCATCTCCTTGCGCCACCCTGGTGCTAACAGCTCATCCATATCTAAAGAAATGCAATAATCAATATCATCAGGTAACAGTGCCAATGCTGCGTTGCGAGCGTCATCAAACCGCCATGGTCGTACACTAATTGTGTGGCACACAATTCCAAGGGCTTTTGCTTTTTTAACAGTGTCGTCTACTGAGCCAGTATCTGCAATCATTAGGTAGTCCGCGTCTTTAGCAGACTCATACCAGCGCTCTACAAACTGTTCCTCGTTTAATGCAATCGTGTAAACGGCTATCTTCATGTTTTAATTGTACCTTTAAATAGAAAAGCCCCGCCAGTCCCTGGGGACGGCGGGGAGCTAATCTATATTTATATTAAGCTAGGTCTGCGAACTTAAGGCGTCCGTAAATGTTAGTTCCACCATCCCATGAGTAAAACTCAAGGACAGTCTTACCAGTACCTGAAGCAAGGGTTGGGGCAGAGCCGCCATCCCAAGTAATGTTGTTGAAAGCCACAGCGTTTGCACCGCGGTTAGCAACTTCAACTTGCCATAGATTTCCATAACCAGATGGGATACCCACAAAGGTCACAGTTACCGCACCAACTGGGTTGGTTATACGGACAAATGGTCCATTAGTAACGTTAATGCTTACCGCACCTGTTGAGGCAGAGAAGGTCTGCAAACGTCCAGTATGTCCAGCGTTGATGTAAGCGTCGTTAGACTGGGTCAACACCGTAGGCGATGATGATATTGCCATTTACTTCTTCTTTCTACTAGATTCTGCAGGAGCTTCAATTGCAGGAGCTTCTTCTTCCACAACCTCGGCGTCAATGATGTTAGGGTCTTTAAAGGTTTGACCATCCCACATAGCCTTAGCAGCTTCAGACAACTTAGGTGGATAGAAAATTCCACCCTCATATGTCCAACCTTTTGAAGGTTGTGGGGTTACTGATGTTACATCAATAACCTCAAATAGCTGAGCCATAACTCCGAGGTCACCCTCGGAGTTGGCTACTGCTACAGAATTTACATCTGTTCCATCAATCAGTGCGAATTTTTTAGACATTAGTTACTCCTTATAGGACTGCTTTATCGAACCAGCGGATAAGCGCATAACCGTCAGCGCCGTTACCACCTTCAGCACGATAGCCTTGATACTGGCATCCACCAAGGTCAACGTCGACGATATCGCCTGCGTCAAAGTATAGGAACTCCCAGCATACATCGAAGAAGGACGCATTTTCTGGAGCGTTCAGTGTCAACCAGGAACCTGAAGTTGCACCAGCTGCACCTAGGTAAGTGATGGTGTTAACACCAGCAAATACGATGTTGAAGTCTGGGCGGTCTTCGCGGATAAGAAGGTTTCTGTCATCCTTCCAACGAACTGTTGGACGTACACGCTTTGCAAGACCTGGGAACTGTGATGCTGTTACACCGCCAGGAGCAGTTGTTAGACGTGCAGCCACACCAGTGAAGAATAGTGGGATGCGTGGAAGAATTGGGAATGACTGCCAAGCAGTTGTCAACTTTGCATTACCAACATCTTGGATGGTTACGCGTAGAACGTTTGAACCGTAGAAACCAGCTTGTGCTGAGATAACGATTGTTGCGTTGTAGATAGGTGTCCACTTGAAGTACTCAGCTGATAGCGCTTCGTAGTTAACCGCAACGTTAGCAGATGCGTGGTTAATAAAGGTTGCTGGGTCGTTAGACCAGTTAGAACCGCCGCCACCGCCGCCACCGCCAGTGTTAGCGATGCCGTCCATACCGCGTGCGTAGTAATCAGAAGATGCAGCAGACTGGTTAAGAATCCAGGTTCCGCCACCCTTTCCACCGCCGCCGTTTCCACGACCAGGTGATGTTAAGTTTTGTGAGTTAGCAACCCAACCAGCGCCACCGCCGCCGCCACCAAGGTCAATACCAATTGGTGAGCCGCTGCTAATACTGCTGACTGCAAGACCGAATCCGCCGTCTCCGCCCCATCCTGGGATGTTAGCTGAGCCTGTACCAGTCTGCCAGTAAGCAGAGCCGCCGTAGTTTCCTTTTAGTGGCCAGGTTTGCTGTGCAGTACCAGAGGTGATGTTAAGACCACCAGTAGTGTTACCGCCAGTAAAGGCTGGCATGTATGAGAGAGCGTTGAAGCCTGCAGAACCTGCACCAGCTCCACCACCAGCAAGTGTTATAGTGGTGTGTGAGTTACGTGCAGCGTGACCGCCGTTGTTACCACCTTCTAGACCATACTGCCATACAAGAGTGTTAGCGTTGTAGGTACCGCCACCGCCACCGCCTTCAGCGGT